CGTTGTATTCGTTTTAGATTCTGCTGCTGGTGCTGGTACAAGTCCAACTCTCGATGTAACAATCGAAGATTCTGCTGACAACTCCTCATTTGCAGCTATTGCTTCAGGTGCTGTTGCCTTTACTCAAGTAACAGGTACAGCTTCTGCTCAAGCAACTTCTGTAAACAAGGATGATGCAAGACGTTACGTTCGCATCAAGTACACAATTGGCGGTTCATCAGGTCAATCATTTACATTCTCTGTAAATGGATTTGGTTTGAAAAAATACGGCTAATTTATTTATGGCCCCCTTACGTCTGCGAGGGGGCTTTTTCTTATGGCATTTACTGAAGACATAGATATTTTCTTTGAAGATTTTTCAGATACTGTTGTGTCTGGAGGTTCTAGCGTGAAAGGAATTCTTGAACAGCCTGATGAAATAGTTGCTGATGGAGTTGTTCTCACCACCGATTATCAATTAACTGCAAAAACTTCTGATTTAGGAAGTTTAGAATTTAATGCAAGTCTTACTGTTAATGGTGCTGCTTATACGGTGCGTAGTGTTAGAAAAATAGATGATGGTGTCTTATGCATTGTCTCTCTTACTAAAACTTAGGGATAAATTATGGCTACTAAACGAGAACAAATTCTTGCTGCTTTAAAAACTCAATTAGCTGGAACAACTGGAGTAGGAACTCGTATTTTTAGAAGTAGGCCAGAAGCGTTTAAAAGAGCAGATACTCCATCAATTGTTATTGAGCCGACAAATGATCAACCAAGTATAAATTCATCTACGTATTTAAAAATTGATTGGACGTTAACTGTTCGAGTCGTTGTTATTGCTAGAGGGAATGTTCCTGATAATGTTGCAGATCCAACTATTGAGAGTCTTCATACCAAAATGGTTAATGATCCTACGATTGGAGGACTTGCTTTAGATGTAAGACCATCTAGTACAAGCTTTGAATTTCTTGAGGCTGATCAACCAGCAGGAATAATAATGTGTGAGTATGAAGTCGATTATCGTTCTTCTTATAACAATTTATCGTCTTAAAAGTTATGCCTAACAACCCACTTCCTCTACTATGAACGAAGTAAATCCAAGCGAAGGCGGTAGTTATTCGCTTGACCCAGAAACAGGCGAACGCACTTTAATTAAGCGCACTTCTCCCTCTATCCCAAATCAGGTAAAAGAAAATGGCACTTCTGGAAAGGAAACGAGTAATTCTTCTGGAACTGGAAAGCAGCTACGGAACAGATCCAACACCAACAGGAGCAGACGCAATACTAGTAAGCGATCTGTCGATAACTCCACAAGCGAGTGATGTTGTCTCAAGGGATTTAATACGTCCGTATCTTGGCTCTTCAAGGCAATTATTAGCTAACACAAGGGTTGAATGTGCCTTTAGCGTAGAACTTGCAGGATCGACAGCAGCAGGGACCGCTCCTAGAGTGGGAAAAGCTTTACGTGCGTGTGGATTTAGCGAAACCATTGCTGCTAATACAAGTGTTACTTACGCACCTGTTTCTGGATCGTTTGAGTCAGCAACTATTTATTACAACGTAGATGGTGTCTTACATAAGACCACAGGTTGTCGAGGCAGTTGGGCTTTAGAAGCTTCTGTAGGAGAAATTCCTAAATTGAATTTTTCTTTCCAAGGCATATATGTGGCTCCAGCAGATGTAGCTCTTCCTACGGTTAGTTATGGAAATCAAGCAACACCATTAATTTTCAAAAATGGAAATACAACTGGATTCCAATTTTTGTCGTATAACGGTGCTTGTCAGTCTATTGAATTTGACGCTGGTGTAACGACCACCTATATGGAATTAATTGGAGGAACAAAAGAAGTACACATTATTGATCGAAACTCTGTCGGTAGCGTGACGATAGAAGCACCAAAGATGGCACAAAAAGATTATTTTGCTGCTGCTTTAAGTGATACGTCTTTAGGTAACTTGGCCTTTACTCATGGATTAGACGCTGGCAATATTGTTCAATTTACTTCAAGTAAGATTGATATAGGAGATGTAGCTTATTCAGAAGAGAATGGAATTGTAATGGCTGAAATCCCTATCACTGCATGTCCATCTACCAGTGGTAACGATGAGTTCTCGTTGATATATAGGTAAAAGGGGGCTTACGCCCTCTCTTTTTATGAGTAGAGTGGCAAAGTATCTCTATTAATTATCTAATGAGTTTTGTAAGGAAGAAAATTTCTGCCTATCCTTGGCCTGTTGAAATAAAAAAACCTTCAGAAACAAAACCAGGAGAATTTGAAAGTTCTACTTTTATTATTAAATTTAAAAGATTAAAGAAGTCAGAACTTACAAAGTTTGAAGCTGAACAAGATTATGGTGCTTTAAAAAAAATTATTGTTGGATGGAGTCAAATTCAAGATGAAGAAGGAAAAGACATTCCTTTTACTGAAAAAGAATTAAAAGCTTTTTCCGAAGACGTTGATTTTGTTGCTGGAGTGGTTCAAGCATTTAGTGCTTTTTATCAGAACGCACAAGAAAAAAACTAACTGATGCTGCCCTTTATTGGGTTTCGGGTGGCAGCGGATCAAATCAACAGGTAGATGAAGATGCCAAGATATTTGGTATTAAGTTACCTGAGAAACCAGAAGTAGATACAGAAGAAAATGGTCAATGTCTTGTCTGGGAAGAGAATTGGGAAACAGTCTTAATGTTTTTAAGAATGCAAACTCAATGGTCTATGTCTTTTGGTGGAGTTGTAGGTCTTAAATATGAGGTGCTATTAGGTGCAGGCGGCTTATTTGACATATACAATGTAGAGAACAGACGAGAGATGCTTGAGGATTTAAAAATCATGGAATCTGCTGCTCTTACTGAAATGAATAAGAAGGATTCTTGATATGGCTGGATTGTTAGAAAAAATTACTTTAAAACTAGACTTACAAGGCTTTGAACAAATTCAAGGTCTTGGAAGGACTTTTAAAAAATTAGAAACTAATGCTGTTTTAAGCCAAAGACAAATTAAAGGTTTAAGAACAGCAATCTTAGGTGTTGGTAAAGGTGCAAGTAACACAATTGGTGGATTAAATGCACAAGTAAATGCGTTAACAAGAGTTAGAGAAGGTGCAAGAATTGGGTCAAGACAGTTTCGACTTCTTACAGAAGAAATTAATAGGGTTAATGCTGCAATAACCAAAGCTAATGCTTCGATGAATAGATCGAGTTTTGGTCGTAAAGATTTGATGCAGGGTTTAGGTGGTATTGCAGGAGCTACTGCTTTTGGGGGGCCGTTACCTGGCGCAACTGGTTTGATTGGGGGTGGAATCAGTAAGGCACTGGGAGGAAGTTTCCTTGAAGGTGCAACTGGTGGTATTGCCGCAGGTTTTGCATTGAAACCTGTTGTTGAAGGAATAGGAAGTGCAACTACTTATGCAGCAGATATTGACAAGGCAAAGATTGCATTAAAAGCAGCAACAAAAGTCCAAGGAGATGCTGCTGCTTCAGCAGAAGCTTATCGTTTGGCAGTAGCACAAGCAGACAAAGCCGTTAGAGATTTTAATGTTCCTCAAGAAGTAGCAATTCGAGGAATGACTCGTTTAAGTGCTGCTGTTATTGGTACTGGAGGAAATGTACATAATGCTGGACTTGCTTTCTATAATGTACTTGCAGCAATTAAAGGTACTGCTGGTGGTGCAGAAGATGCAAAAGCAGCGATAACTGCACTTGTTCAGATCTATTCAAAAGGCAAGGTATCAGCCGAAGAACTTTCTGGGCAACTCGGTGAACGCTTCCCGGCAGCCGTGGTTGAGTTCCAAAAAGCTAATAGTGATATATATAAAACAACTGCTGATTTACAGAAGGCTTTAAAAGATGGAACTGTTGGTTTGGCTCAGTTAGAAAAATTCTTGGAGTTGCTTGGAGGGAAATATGTTGAGGTAGCTAAAGAAATTGGAAAATCAAGTCAAGATGCTGGTGCAAGAGCAAGAGTTGCATTTAATGATTTACGGATAGCGGTTGGTAAGACTTTGCAACCTGTTGGTGCAGAGATACAAGAAGTAGGAATTTTATTAATGCAAGATTTATTACCTGCTGCCGTAAATGTTGCAAAAGCTTTTCTTGGTTTAACAAAAATTGTTGTTCCAATACTTAAGGTGATTGGAGAAAGGATTGTAAGTATTACTCAGATTGTTGGAATTCTTACTCCTGTTCTTGGTTTTATGGCATTTAATGCCATTGCTTCAGCAGCAGGCTTCTCAACTATGGGTCTTGCAATTGGTAAAGCAACTAAAGCAATGGGACTATTTATTAAGGCTCAGGCTAAATCATTAGTTCTTGCTTTAACAAATCCTTGGATTTTACTTGCAACAGGAATAATTGCAGCAACGATTTTACTTAAAAAATTTACAGGTGAATATGACGAGATGGTGGATTCATTAAAAGCTGGGACTGCCAGTGACGAATTGTTTGAAAAGGCGATACGAAAACGAATAAAGTTAGAAGAAAAAAAATTAGACCTTGAAGAAAAAATAAGAAAAATGGAGTCTAAGGAAATTTCTTCAACTCCAAGAAGTTTGAAAGGTTTGAAAGATCGTTTAAAAGAAACGACTGAGGCTTGGGACGAGTTAGGTGCAGCAATGGAAGCATTTGCATCAGAAGGTGGAAGTACAGACGCAATAGATAAAGCCATGAAAAAAGTGTACGATCTTTTAGCGGGTGGTGCTGGTGGTGGATCACCTCTTCAAAAATTTGCAGATAGTTTGAAAGACTTCAAACCAGCCGTTGAAGATGCTGTGGTAGGTGCGTTTAAAGGTTTAGAAGATACAATTATGGATTTTGTTCAAACAGGAAAACTTGCTTTTAAAGATTTAGCTCGTTCAATTATTGCTGACATGGCAAGGATTGCTGTAAGAGCAGCAATTGTTAAACCTTTGATGAACTTTATGTTCCCAGGTTTATTTACAGCAGCAAATGGAGCAGCTTTTGCTGGCAACAAAATTGTTCCTTATAGGAAAGGTGGTGTTGTTAACTCACCAACAATGTTTAAATATGGTGGGTCACAATTAGGGGTTATGGGTGAGGCTGGCCCAGAAGCAATTATGCCTCTCAAGAGAGGAAAGAGTGGGAAACTTGGAGTTGAAATGCATGGTCGTGGTGGAGGTGGAGTAACAAATGTGAATTACACAGGCCCAACATTGAACTTTAATGGTGATGAGTATGTTCCTAAGTCTGCGGTAGGTAGCATTGTTAATGCGGCGGCAAATAAAGGTGCAAATATGGGTGAAACAGCAACAATGAGATCATTGCAAAATAGTCGTTCAGCTAGAGGGAGGATTGGAATTAGATGAGTATCGTTCCGATAATTACGTTCATAGAAATCTATGATCCTAAAAATGTTCCACCTTCAGGTGATATTGCAGGGGCTATTGAGCATCG